ATCTATACAAATACTCTTTCAAGTATTTAGAAGTGGAGATAAGGAGACTCGAACTCCTGACATCAGCCTTGCAAAGACCGCGCTCTACCAACTGAGCTATATCCCCGATGAAGACATTATAAAACCCACTTAACTAAAAGTCAAGTGGGTTAGAGCAACCTTCCGATTTATTTATCAGCCACGCTTGGCACGAAGTTTTGCAAGAACTGCTCCTGCTACTTTTTCACCACGTTCTTTGGAACCATAACGCTTTGCAGCAGACTTTGCAATCTTTGCGAACGCTTTACCGGGTTTGCCAATATCCTTACCTGCTCTTGCTGCTTTTGCTGAGTATGATGCTTCTTCTAGATCTTCCCCATCTTCCTCGTCTTCTTCATCCTCATCATCTTCTTCAGACTTTTTGGACTTCTTACCCTTTTTCATTTCTTCTTCATCATCATCTTCGCAAGAAGCTTCAACAATAATGCCAATCTCTTCTTTACCAAGAAGATTTGCCATCATCCACTCTGCTTCTTCCAGAGTTTCTGCAAATCCTTCTGCTTGGAGGAACTCAAGAACTACATCAAAGATATCAAGTTCTTCACCAATTTCTCCCAATGCCTTTTGCTTACGGAGTTTCTTAGGGTTCTTAGTAACTGAACCCGCTCCATATGTAGTTCCCAAATCAAAGGCACGCTCAGCTCTTCTTTCTGCTCTCTCATCAGCGTCCATCTTACCTCTACCACTCTGAGGTCTAGAAGATTTCTTACCACCAGAAAGACCTCTGGAAAGCACATCTTGTCTATCAAAATGCTTCTGAGCTGATTTTACTTTTTTAGTTTTTTCACCCTTTTGCGAATACTCAGTTGCAGGTTTATTTCTTCTAGCATTAGCCAAGGCACCCATTGCTTTCTTTGCTTTGGGAGTCTGACCATAAGAACCTTCTGCTTCATCAATTTGCTCAACATTTTCTTGAGGAGCATGAACCTGTTGATATGCTTCCATCAAACCTTTGATATTATTGATGTCCATTTTTACAAATACTTTTTTAGATATTTATAAAAAAAGACCCCGAAGGGTCAAGCACCAAGAACAGCACCAATACTATCATCAAGTTGTTGGATTACTCCACGAATATCAACCACACGAGGAGGAACACTTACTTCATCATATGTGTATCCTTTTTGAGCATCAAACAGAACTTGACGAACTGCTGCTGCGGTACGAGCATCTATTTTAAGTGTTACTTGTTTTTCTTTCGTCACAGGTCTCCCTCCACACGATTTTCAGAACGATAAACATCAAATGCACCTTCAGGATAACGAGCACTCAGTTTCTCATAGTTCATTTCCATAATCTCACGGAAGTTGGTATCGAGTGCCATACACGCTTGAGCAATATACCAGCAAATATCGCCAAGTTCACGTTTCATATGAAAGACATTCTCTTCAGTATAAGGCTTACCTTGAAGAATGATTTTCTTTACAACTTCAGTGAATTCGCCTGCTTCAGCACTAATACCTAGAGCAGCAGTCAGAAGACGAGGAACATCAGCATCATGTTCTGCTTCAAGTTCTGTCATTCGCGCAAGAAGTTGTGCAAAGTCACTGCTAGCAGGACTTGTGGTTTGACGCACAAACTCAATATACTTATCACTATCAATAACTTTAGTCATATTAGAATTTAAATCCCTCAAATGATTTTTTAGGTTTCTTTTCTTCATAATCATACTCTTCATCCTTTCCATTGTCAAGGATATCTTGTTGAGCAGATTGTTCGCAGTCATAAAGACGCATCTTTGCCCTATCAATACCAATCACGAAACGCTTATGAATGGTAGGGTCATTATAACGATTCTTGAGTTGCTTCACAAGAATCTGTCCAAGACTCTCAAGTTCTTCTGTAGAAATCAAAGCAAACATCAAGTCAGCAGTTGCAGGAAGACCAAATGATTCTGAAGTATCTGTCAGTTCCACATCAGAAGATCCATAACCAGAGCGAGTAGTTTGAGTAGCACTTACAATCGGAACATTAAACTCCACAGCAAGACCACGGAGTTCTTCAGCAATAGACTTTACAAACGTGTAAGAGTTGATATTACTGTTTCCACGATACCTTGAAGACGCACAGATATTCAGATAGTCGATGAAGATAATATCTGGACGGAATGATTTCTTCAATGCTAGTTCATTCAAGAGAGACTTGAAGTGTCCAGCATGAGCAGAAGCAGTTGGGTACTCTTTAATAATCAATGTACCTTGCGTCTTCTTCGCAAGGTTTGTGACCTTGTTCTCAAACATCTGTTTCGGAAGTTCCGCAATATCCTGAATCGGGACATTGAGAAGGTTTGCATCAATTCGTTCTGCAATTCGCTCTTCCGCCATTTCAAGAGTGATGTACAAAACGTTCCTGCCTTGCAATAAGACGGAAGCAGCCACATGGCACATAAAGAGACTCTTTCCGACACCCGTACCAGCCAGAGCGATATTGAGAGTCTTATTAGGTAAGCCACCTTTTGTGATTTTGTTAAAGTACTCAAGGTCGAATTCAATTTTCTCTTCCTTCTTGTGATAGGATTCATAGCGTTGCTCATAGTCTAACAAATAATCATGCCCAATGTGAGTGTCAAAAGACACTGCTAGAGCATCTGAGAGAATACTAGGAATACTATCACGATTTTTCTTCTCATCTTTACCATCTGCAATATGAATTGACTCCATAAGTGCAAGATAAATTGCTCGGTCACGACACCACTTTTCAGTAGTATCAACTAACCAGTTAAACTCTGTTGGTTCATTATCAAGATAACTCACCATCTGAGTGATTTCTTTAAAAGAAGTGTCATTAATATCTTGACGCTTTTCTACCTCAATACAAAGAACTTCTTTTGTGGCAGGTTGATTATATTCTTGAACAAACTTCAGAATCTCCTCAAATACTACTTTTTGATTTGTATCTTCAAAGTAATCCGACTTAATAAAAGGAATAACTTTGCGTACATATTCTTCATTATGAAGAAGATTTCGAAGAACTAGAATTTCAACTTTGTCCATGTGGCATATCAAATACGAATGTTATTCTTGTCTCATCACCGATATTTACGGTTCCATGAGGTAATTTATTATTAAACCACAAAAGAGTTCCTGGTTCAACAATTACACTTTCAGTACCACAAAAATACTGATATCTTCCTAGTATAGAAAGATGATATCTGTCTCGGGTAAGATAGTAAGTGCCTTCATCAATATGTGCCCCGACAATCTCATCAACAGGAAGTGAAAGAAATCCACAACGATGTATTTCTCTATTTCCAAAGTGTTTGCGAATAATCTTTCTTATTTCACTATGATGAGAATATGCTGGAGTCTTGATGTTTATTTCAGAGTCACCAACAAAGTCCTCTTTGCTTTTGACTCCACCTATTATAAGTTGAAGAGCACTCACTGGCAAGTCAGCAAATCCTCTATCAATCAAGGACTGAGAATCCTTCAGATGCTTCTGATGGTCCCAGTCCTGGGGATACTTTTTAAGTTGTTCTACGACTTTGTTTACGTTGATTCCTGTTTTTAATATCTTTATCATTAGAAGGAAACTCTTTATCAAATTCTTCTTTAGGCATATCCTGCCATCCAATATTCTTTTGATTTGGTGGTAATTGATTAAGATCCATAACTGAACTCCTGTTTTGCTATTTGGTCTAATTGATCCATTACTTCTTCGGTGAAATATACTTCTGGTTCTTTAAGAATCTGCTTGGCATAAATCTTTTTACCATCAATCTCATAACGTCCCGCAACATTTTTCCAGAGTCCGCCGAGTTCCCCGAGTTCCAAAAGACCATAATAGCGATCAAGACCGCGCTCATCATAAAATAAACGGATTTCAACGTCCTTATTCTCCTTACTCAAACGCGACTTAGCAGTCTTAGCTTTGATAATATTGCCGACCACTTCTGTTCCATCCTTTTCTTTCTTTTTACTGAGATAAATGATCGTACTTGCTGCGTATTTGAGTCCAGAACCTCCCCCCATTTCCTTCGTTGGTACATAAGCTCCGATGACATCGTATGTATGATTTGTGACCAAGAGTGGAACATTTGCTTGACCCAATTTAAGTGTGAGCATTCGGAAAGCACCTTTGACCAGTTGAGATTTGGTCATATCACGAACTTGCTTATCATTAAGTGCATCAGTGATTTCCTTCTCTGTAGAAAGCATCCCCAAAGAATCCAACACAAACATACATGGTTTGCGTTCTTCTACAGGTTTCTTAAGATATATATCTACTGCTTTGAGTGCCTTTCCACGAAACTCTTCAATAGTAACAACATTGACAACCACAAGACGAGAAGTATCAATTCCACGGGATTCTACAAGAGATTTAGTGATAGCAGCCTCAGTGTCAAAGTAGAGGCAGTAACCATCGGGATTAGAATCAAGAAAGTTCTTAACCACGGCGAGAGAGAAAAAAGTCTTTCCAGTAGAAGACTCTCCAGCAATAGCAGTAATCTTATTCCCAGATACACCACCAAATATACTACCTGAGACCAGTGCATTAAAAATATATGAACCCGTATCAACATAAGTTTCAGTCTCATCAATGTCTGATGCTAATTTAGTGAAATCATCACCAATCTCTTTTACAATATCTTTAAGAAAATCCATTCCCCTTCTCCTTATTCAAATAGTTCATTTTATATGTCCAAAGTTTAGCATAAAGGCTTGGACACGATCCTTCTAATATTTTGATAAGCATTTCAAATTCCTTTTCTGTTAGAGGAATATTCATCATGCAACCATTCCATACTGTTCGCGGAGTATCTTTTTGTAGGGCAATCCTTGCTCACGCAATTCTTTTACCAATTTAAGTTTTTGGTAAAGTGCAACATCTCCACCAAGATGCATAGCACTAATAATAGTATTCAGTTCATTGTCATTAATAGGCAAGTCCATCAAGTAAAAAATGATTCAAGGTTTACAGTTTTTTCTACAGACCATCCAATCGCATCAAGGATAATCTTGAGTGGCTCTAGAAATGCTTTCTCAAATTGTAGTTCATAGTCAATATATTTGTCAAGATTAAGTTCCTTTGGAAACTCCTGAATGAAAGAAATAATATTCTCATGAATAGTATTTGGTTTCTTCAGATAAATGAACTTAATCTTCTCACCATTCTGAATAAGAGAGTATTTGTTTGTCAGTTTGTTCTGCTTAATATAATGATTAAACAGAAGTGCTCCACGAACATGAATTGGTGTTCCTTTCATATAAATGTCCGATGAGGATGCATACTTTTGGACATCAGATGCTGAACGTGGAAATGAAATTTGTTCTGGAGGAAGTTTTCTAAACTCCTTTCTGGCATTTTCAATAAAGTCAATGACTTCATCTTCAGTTCCACTCATCATCAACTTAAGAGCATCCTTAATCATCTTACGACAAGGAGCAGGAGTAGAAGATTTAACTGCTTCAATACCCATCATCTTGAGTTTAGGTTCTTCATATCGAACGCCTTCGCTGTCCCATACATTAAGAATGTAACGCTTCTTAGCAGTCCAGATTCCACGGTCAGCAATATTCTCACGCTTCATCTGCATCTTTTGATCGTATGCATTCACATAGGTCGCCAGTTCTTGGTAAGAACTTTCAATATACTTTTCAAGTTCCATAGAAGCGACCTTATCAAGGAACGAAACAACGCCTTCAGTAGTTTTCTCTCTCCCTTTGAATACAGTATCAACAACAGGACCCATATTGAGGTAAATAGAATCAGTATCCGAAGCAATAACATAATCAACATCCTCCGTCTTAAGAAGTTTATTCAGATAAGTATTCATTTTGTTCTCAATCCAACGGATTGATACTTGACCACTCAAAGTGATTGCTTCAGCATTTTCGAGTTTGTAGTAACGAAAATACTGATTACCAATAGCACCATAAGCAGAGTTCAAAGAAATCTTCTTTGCCATCTGAATGTTATTACAGCGGGCAATCTCTTTTACAAGTTCTTTATTCTTGGTTTTCTCATACTCTTTCTTTGCCTCAATCATCTTCTTCTTGAAGATAACACGGTCTTGATACATCTTCTCCATCAACTCAGGAAGAAATCCGCGAATGTCCTTACGGAACATCGCACCGTTAGCACATACAGCATAATCACTGTACATCTCAAAACTGATTTGTTGATTGAGAATCTTATCAACATTTACAGTTGGGTGCCTTTCATCTACAAGAGTTTCTGGAGAAATATTGTACTGCATAATCAAATGAGGATACAGCGAGTTAAGGTCAAAATTAACGACCCAATCATACTTTCCAGGAACTGGTTCCTTTACATATGCTCCAGCATACTTTTCATTCTTTTGAGATTTACTCTTAGGAGGAATAACAATGTCTCTTTTCTTAAGATAGTTGTAGATGATGTTATCCCACATTCTCACTTGATAAAATACATCAGCATAATTTACCTTTGCATCATATGCCATAGTAAGTGCTAGTTCGATAAGTTTCATCTTATCCTCTAGACGATCTACAAGTTCCACGTCAACAATGTTATACTCAATAAACTTTTGCCAACCTTGGGTATAAAAGTCTTTAAAAGTATCAAACTCAGAGTGGTCAAGTTTCTTCTGACCAAGTTCAACCTCGGCAATATAATCCAGACGATATGATTCCTGTGCCTTATAAGTGAATTTCTTATAAAGGTCGAGATAGTCGAGTTGAGTTAAACCACCAACATCAAATGTAGTGTGCTTTCGACCATTAATGAATACTTCACCTTCACTTACAAGACCCCAGTTAGAAAAACGCTTCATAAGTTTCTCTCCAAGAACACGATTGAGACGCTTGCAGATATATGGAATATCATACAACTGAATGTTCCAACCAGTCACAACATCAGGAACATCAACCATCCAATAGTTGATGAAATGATTAAGAAGTTCATACTCACTGGAGCAATGATGATAAGTCACATTGCTTTGTTTGTTATTGAATGGTTTTACACCCCAAGTAATAATCTCTTTAGTTGTGTAGTCCTGAATAGTAATCGCAAGGATTTCTTCCGAACAAGATTCAACATCTGGGAATCCCTGTTCAGAAGCAACCTCAATATCCAGAGTTATGAGTTTGATTTTACTAATATCAAACTTGATTTCATCTTCTGGATACTTTTCCGATATGTACTGATAGATATATCTATCGTTTCCGAAGATTTCAAACCCATCAATCTCATCATATTTTTTGTAAAACTCACGACAATCCCGCACAGTCCCAGGATTAATCGGTTCTACTGCTTCACCACCTAATGTTCTATACTTAGAATCTTTTTTTGACTTTACAAAGAGAGTTGGGAAGAACTCATCTCTCGTCTCAAATCTTTTACCATTTTCTACTCCACGAACCAAAAATTGATTTCCAATCAACTGAACATTAGTGTAAAATCTCATTCCTTAATCAAGTCCTCGTATTTTTCAAGTAGAGTTGGAGTTGGATCTGCAAGTGTAAGAATCTTATCCGAACTCATCATAAAAGTATTTTCTTTTGTATATCCACAAAGAAATGGTTCTAGCGTTTTGTCACTTTTCACCACAAACGGATCAATTAATTTACAATCTGGTTCTCCAATATCAGCACCAACCTCTTCAATCTGACTGATCAGAATCAGATTGTTGGTCAGTGCTAGAATTTTCGTCAGTTTCTTTTCCATAGTTCATAACATCCTCAATATACATTTCTTTTAATTTAAACACTGGTTCAACCATAGTCACCAACCAATCAGCAGGAACTGGAATCTTTTCATCAGAAGATAGTGGCATCCACGGATAAAGAGATACGTGAAATCCTTTTTTTAGATTTTTTTCAGTATCGCCTTGAAATGTTGATGGATCGTGCATCTTAATAAGACATGGTTTTGTAAGATAGTATCCAACCACTCTACGATTTTCTTCTTCACCAAAAACCATTTCCTGGACATCGGAAACTACTTCTTCTCCAGACTTAAGTAGCAAAAGTTTAATAGTCATAAGTAATTCATACCTCTTTTCATTCTAGCAAGAAAAAAGAGGGGAGTCAACCTGGATTTTGCCAGGGTCCCCTCGCGCCGACGATATTCAATTATATTTATAGATAGTCTTTGCGTTTGTGGTGGTCAGGAACAATTTTTTTTAGGTTGACAGAGAGGAGCCCATCTTCAAAGGATACATCTGCGACTTCTGTATCATCTGCAATTGTCCAGGCTCTCTTGAAAGATCTTTGAGCCAATCCCTTATGGACGTAGTTGGTATCAGTTTCTTTGTCTTCTTTTTGCCCTTCGACAAACAGTTTCCCATCTTGTGTATAGACATAAACCTCCTTCTTCTTAAATCCAGCAAGTGCAAGTTCAAGTCTCGATTCTACGTTGCTTACTTGAACTAGGTTGTATGGGGGGTAATTTGAAGTTGTTTCGTGTAGGTGAAACAGACGGTCAAAATATTCATCCATCCCAATTGAGTTGCGAGTAATCTTTTCCATTAAAGTAGGAAGATCTGCAGTAGTATAACGTGCAAGATTAGTCATTATGGTAGCTCCTTTAAAAGCGAGTTTGTGTTTTGTGGACCCTTTTGGCATCCAATACTAATTATACAAGAAAGCATAAAAAAGGAGGGTCGGAAACCCTCATCTTTTATTTCGGATATTGCGATGTGAATACTAATGAAAGCATTACGCTCTGAATATCAACTAATTTTGAGTATTATGCCGTGAAAACTAACAAGAGTTTTACAAACTGAATACTAACTAAGGATTTGAAGATGGTTGAGTATTAGCAAGTGAATACTGATAAAAGTATTAGCCTCTGAATACTAACGAAGACCATCTTCAACAATCATCTTACGTAATGCATACCAAATCTGTTGAGTCATTTTATCGACTTTTGCTCTTGCTCTCTTAATCGCAAAGTATTCATCATAACTCATCCCAACTTCGAACTTACCTTTATATTCGGATACTGCTCGACGCATCCAGTGTTTATAGTTTGATGCAGGAACTCCTTGATTCATATGGAATGGCTTACATCCAAAATAGTGTGCTTTGGTGAATTTCCAAAGTGGTGGTTTTTGGATATCTGGGCGAAGACGCAACTCGCCATTTGGTCGCAATATGGAATTTACAATAGTATAAATGCGATTTGGAGTTTTTAAGGTTTTAAGATTTCCTTTCTTATCAAACTCCAATCCAATTGCCGACAGAAGTTCCTCATCGTGATTTAGATATTCGCAAATAGAGGGGATATAACCTTCTACAGTCATACCACCCTTTACAGCATACTTCTTAATCCACTTCGAAACTTCATCTTCGTAATCAATACTACCAAATCCATATTCAGAAGATTTTGCGGGATTAATATCTTCATTCGCTTGCTGAATAAATTCAAAAGTATGTTGATTACTTTCTTGATAATCTTCAAGTTTTGTTGGAGTAAAAGTTTTTAAACAACGAAATGCTTCTTTATCATTGTTCAAAAATTCAGCAATTGCTTTAGTATCTGCTTCATCAGTTTTTGAATCGGAATCATATCCAGCAAGTTTTCTTGCTTTGGGAGTAGATTTTTGGGGAAATACTAAAATAGTAATTTCTTTTTCTTGAGCATTTCGTTCAAGTTCTTTCAGTTGCTCATAACTAAAAGGTTGAGCAAGAGTATTTTTATGAGATTCTCTCAAGTGAGCATCTTCTACAACAAGATAATCTCCTCTCTTTACTCCAGGGATATCAAGTTTAATTAAATCAATATCGTTCCGTTTTCCGTAAAAATTCTTAGTGTCACTATCATAAAAGTGTGCTTTACCTTGGCCAATATCAGCTGTAAAAAGATTCATAATTTTTTCAAGTATTAAGGGTTGAAAACTAACTAGAGTTTTCCTGTGTGAATACTAACAAGTATTTGTTCGGTAAGTATTATGTCTTGAATACTAACAAGAGTATTACAAGTTGAATACTGATTGTCCCAAACTCAAATATCATAGCACAAAAAAAGAGGGGTGGCAACCCCTCTTCGTAGCGATATTCCGTTTGTAGCGTGTCGCGCACGAAAGAGCGACATAATATTTATTCTACTTCTACTGCTTTTCCTTTCTTACCAATGTTATACTTCTGCTCAAGAATCCAATCGCCTTTGTCCTTGTAAGCAAGAACTTTAATTTGATTGAGGGGGGCAATATCAGTCACAGCATCTTCTTTAACAACCGTAATCAGTCCCCAATCAGCAAGAAGACGAACGATACGATTGCGACGCTGTACATCATTTACAGTTAGGTTTGCGTGTTTGCCATCAAGAGCAAACAGTTCCTTAAAGTGAACGATGAAGTATCTTCCCTGTTTATGAAGAATGTGACAGGATTGATACAGTTTTTTCTCCTTTCTCGATGCAACTCCAATGCGAGTCAAAGTTTCACGAACTTTCAGAAAGTCATCAGGTTCATTAAGAATTACTTCTACCATCTGGTCTTGTGACCATTCAACAGTAGGTTCTACCGTAGTAGTCATTTTTTTCCTCCAATATCAAGTCGTTGTTTAATGAAAGTAAGTTGTTCTTTTGTCAGGATTTTCAGTGCTTGAGATGCTTTTTCATTACTATAACCATAGTATTGTTTTACACATTCTAAGTCTTTGACTTTATCCTTTCGGAGCCAGGGAGAAAATCTCTTCCGTTTCCTAAGAGTATTTAGATAAAAAGAATATTGCATATCCTTACCAAGTTGGTGGTGCATATTCATTTCATTTGCATACATCACACAATCAATATGACCCGACAGACACTTATTAATAATATATGGTGGATATTCTTTAATATTTTCTGATAAATCTTCTTTCGTAAAATTAATTGAGTTCAACCAGTCCTTCAGTTCCATAATTAAATAGCAGCAGTTCTTTTCTCTCTTTTTGCTCTCTCATGTACTCACCAACAGAACGCATTGTGTAAGTAAGGTCAAACTCACCAGTATTCCAATCAGTAAAACGTTCTTTAACCAGTTGATCTGAATTATAACTGATTAGTTGATGCATAGAACAACTATCGCAATCAGCAGCAAACTTATCGTGATCAAATCCTTTGTGCATTGATCCCTTACGCCCGTAGAGATTATCCTTAATATCATAAGGAGGATCGAGATATACAAAAGCAGTGTTGTCCCCATCCAACAAATAGTCGTAAGAGTAATTAGTTATACGCCACTTTTCAATCAATTTAGAATACTCAGGCAGTTTTTCGATCCCACGCAAACTGAAGTTGTTGTTGGACGCTTGTGGTGAAAATGATGAACTCTCTGTGAGACCACTGAAAGAACACTTATTGACAACATAAAAAGCCACAGCACGATAAATACTTGGCAAACTTTGGTCATTTATCTGCCCCTTTGAGTGAAGAAAAAGTTCTCTTGCCAAATCGGGAGTATTATTTGCAGTCTTTAAATCTACCAGATTATCTTTAAGGTCAGTACCAAACATCTGGAGTTGTTGCCAAAAATTTACCAGAGGTTCATACAAGTCATTTACCCAAATATCTAGGTTGGGATATTTTTTTGTGATATAAATC